TTCCATTCATTTGAAGAAAACAAGACTCAAATCTCTTGGACTCGATACAAGAAAAAAGACGGCGCTGATGCTTTTTCTTTTTCTGTTTCCCGTAATGGCAATCAAAAGTTTGGCATGGGTGTTGAACTCGCAGAAGCTGAAACTCTCAGAGTGTTTCTCGAAACCTGTTTAGTCAAGATTTTTGAATCAAAAGCTCAAGCCACAGAATAACATGAGAAAAAAGCGAATCTTAATTCATACAAATTTTTCCCGTCTATTTACTGGATTTGGGAAAAATAATAAAAACATTTTGCGCAAGCTTCATGAAACTGGCAAATATGAACTTATAGAATTCGCTAACGGCTTGCCTTGGGACGCGCCAGATTGCAAATTCCAACCTTGGCAATGTTATGGCTCCATGCCAAATCCAAATGTCATGGCGCAAATCAGAGGAGACGGTCAAAAAGAAAGAGCCGCCAATTATGGTGCTTATGGCATTGATAGCGCCATTGAAAAACTCAAACCAGATGTGTATCTTGGCATTGAGGATATTTGGGCCTTTAATGGGTTTTGGGACAAGCCTTGGTGGAACCACATCACTTCTGCAATCTGGACCACTCTAGATTCGCTTCCAATCCTTCCTGACGCTGTTGATGCAGCGCCAAAGGTCAAGAACTACCTTGTGTGGGCATCGTTCGCAGAAAAGGCTCTAAAAGAGATTGGATACGATCATGTTAAAACCCTGCCTGGAACTCTTGATGTCAATCAGTTCTATAATCTTGGTTCAAAAACCAAAAACGATTTGAGAAAAAAATTCAATCTCAAAGACGAATTTGTTATTGGTTTTGTATTTCGCAATCAGCTTAGAAAGAGTGTTCCAAATCTTTTGGACGGCTTCTGCGAATTCAAGGCAAAAAATCCGCAAGCAAAACCAAAGCTCTTGCTACACACTCATTGGGTAGAAGGATGGGACATCCCAAGACTTCTCAGAGAAAAGAATATTGATAACTCCGACATTCTCACAACATACTTTTGTAAGAATTGTCGCCAGTATGAAATCAAATCGTATCAAGGTCAAGACCTAAACTGCTCACATTGCAAAGCTCAAAGAAGTGTTTCGACAGCAAATATTGTGCATGGCGTAAATGAGGCTCAATTAAACGAGATTTACAACATCATGGATGTTTATTGTCATCCATTCACAAGCGGTGGTCAAGAAATTCCAATTCAAGAAGCCAAACTTGCTGAACTCATTACTCTTGTAACAAACTACTCTTGCGGAGAAGACTATTGCACAGATGAAAGCGGAGGTTTGCCGCTTGATTGGTCAGAATATCGCGAGCCAGGAACTCAATTCATCAAAGCGTCCACTAAAGCGTTCAGTATTTGTAAACAATTAGATAAAGTTTACAACATGAAGCTTGAAAAACGCGCAGAAATTGGCAAGAAAGCCAGGAATTTTACAATCAATCATTGCTCAATTGAGGTTGTCTGCAAGCAGCTAGAAGAAATGTTTGACAACGCACCTTTCGTAGAAGATTGGAACATTCAAAAAAGAGTCAAAAATCCAAACTATCAGCCTCAAAATATTGAAGACAATGCAGAATGGATTATTGATTTGTATAAAAACATTCTTGGTGAAACGGTTGACTGCAACCACCAAGGATGCTTGCATTGGATTGATCGGCTCAAGTCAGACCTTAATAGAGAACAAGTATTAAATCATTTTAAACATACAGCAGCCACAATAGAACCAAAGACAATTGATATTGTAGATGTTCTAGATAAAGATGATGAAGGTAAAAGAATTGCTGTGGTGATGCCACAATCAGCAGGAGATGTTTTAATGGTTAACGCCTTGCTAGAAAACTTGCAGGAGCTTTATCCAGATCATAATATTTATTTTATCACATTGCCGCAGTTCTTTGAGATTGTTGATGAGCATCCGTGCGTTCACAAGGTATTGCCATACTCTCCAATCTTTGATAATCTATTGTTCTTAGAAGGCCAAGGAGAACACAAAGGATATTTTGAATTGGCATTTTTGCCGTTCGTTGGCACTCAACGCCATTTTACTTATCAACACAATGGAAAAGATAAATCACAACTATGTCTCATCTGATTGAAGAATACGCTAAAAATTTAGGAGTTAAAATTGGCAAGCCAATTTTCCAAACTCATTACATGCCCATTGTTGACGATAAATACATCACAGTGCATGTTGATAATAAAATTAATTCTAAATTTTATGAATTCTTTCCAGAAGTCATAGAGCTTTTAAAAAATCTCTTGCACCCATTGGGATATAAAATCTATCAAATTGGTGGCGGAGAAGACCCGCAATTGCCACTTGTTGACAAATCTTTCCTTGGTTTTTCAAGGAAACAGACATCATACATTGTTAAAAATTCAAGTCTTCACTTGGGCATTGACAGCTTCCCGATTCATCAAGCGAGTGCTTTTGATATTCCAATTGTTGTTCTTTATTCTCACATTTATCCAAGTCATGCTTATCCATACTGGAGCACTCCGAGTAAGGTTCGGATTTTAGAAGCAGATCGAAATGGTCGCAAACCAAGTTACAGCTATCACGAAAAGCCAAAATCAATCAATACAATCAAGCCAGAAGATATTGTTAAAAATATTTGTGAATTGCTAAAGATTCCATACACCAAAAGCATTAATACTAAATTCATTGGAGAGTCTTACTCTCAGGGAGTTATAGAAGTCGTTCCTAACTTTTATGGTTTTGCAGAAGAACTAAAAAATAGGCTCATTAATATTAGAATGGATTATTTTCATAACGAAAATAATTTAATGGCTTGGTGTTCAAATTACGATTGCCATATTATTTCTGCAAAACCAATTAGCATACAACTTTTATATAAATGCAAAAAGAATATTAAAAAAATTACTTTTCATCTAGAAAACACAACTGATTTTAGTAACGAATATCTTGAGTCTATTAAAAATCTTGGGCTAGAAATTTCATGCAGCACAAAAAACAAAGATCAGATTTCTGAAATTAGAAATTTTTACTTTGATTTTAGAGTTGAACTTGATGAACCCTCAAATCAAGAAAAGATTAAAAATCTTTCCGAGATTTCGAACTTAAAATTTTTGACCAAAAAAGATATTTTTTCAAACGGCAAACGTTATGCTTCTAAAGCTCATGCTGATTTAGACAAAGTTTTTGTTGACAGAGCTTCTGATGTGATCTATAATGAGTCTTTCTGGACAGACCTAGATCACTATTTTATTTATGAATCCTAACAAATATAAGCGTAACGAACTCGGCCTCATTGACGGGGTTGAATATAAATTCAACGAAGATGGCTCAATTAACTGGCGAGCAATGATTAAGCCAGAGCATTTGTACCCTAACAAGGATTGGTTTGAAACTCGCAAACTTCAAGTGCCAGACTCTATTGAAGGTCTTGGTGATCATCAGCTTCTTGTTAAGCTAGCTGGCATCAAAGAACTAGCAAGACTCAGGGGCTTCCTTGACGTTCAATTTAAAATTGAAACAATCTCTTCCCATTATGCCACAGCAGTTTGCTCTATTAGTTGGATGCCAAATTATGAAAGCGACGGCAATGCTCAAACATTTACTAGCACAGCAAACGCAACTTCTGAAAATTGTTCTGGATTTGGCGTTAAGTTTTTGGAACCTATTGCTGAAAATCGTGCTTTTGTTCGCTCTGTTCGCAATTATCTTAATATTCATATTGTTGGTGATGATGAAATTGATAAGTCTAAAAATAAAGTCGCTTACGAAGAGAGCGAGTCAATCGTTCAATCCCTGACACCACAGAGCGCTCTTAAAAACTCTGCCAAACAAAACCTTGGCTGCGATGATTTCGAAGCTTTCAAAAAGCATTTGAGAAAACTGTGGAAAGACGAAACATACAAAAATGAAGAAGCTGCAAATTGGAATTCTTTTGAAGATATTCCAATCAAAGAAAGCCGCAAACTTCTTTCCATTGTATCTAAATGATTAAAAAGGTCACATCTGGCCAAGAGTTTGAAAAAGCTTTTAGAGATTTAGAAGCTCTCTTTAAAGAAGAGAATGCTAAATATGGTCATGCATATCTGCCCATCAATGCTCAGTCTGTTATTGACTCTTTTGCTCATTCAACACTATTAAATAGTAGTATTTGTTGCTGGGCAAATTTTGAAAATGGATTAGCAGACGGCATGATTATGTTTATAAATAGCATTCATCCATTCTTGAATCAAAGAATATTTACGGAATATTTTTGGATTAGTAAAAATCCTAAAAAAACATTTGCATTATATAATCAGGCCATCAAATTTGCAAAAAGTAAAGGAATCAAATACGTTAATATGAACTGCGTTGAAAACTACCCAACGTCTGAAAGATTAAAGAAAATTTATCAAAAAATGGGATTTAAAAAAGATACTGAATCGTATATTAAAAAAATATGAGAAAAACAATCGCAAAACAACTAAGAGCAATCACCAATCCAAAAGACAACTCGATCAACAAAAGAGTTTACAAGCGCTTAAAGAAGCAGTATAATAAAGTTCCGCATCATGCACGAAGAGACTTCATCGAAGCAACCAAACAATTCTACGAATTGGTCGAAAAACAATCTGGGAAGCCTATGGCTCAAGCAGGGCAAGGGCAATAAATACCTTTCTGGGAAGGTAACGCTACAGGGACCGAATGGGGAAATTATTACTCAAAACGTCATTGTATTTAAAAACAAATACAAAGAGAAAGAGAATCAGCCAGATTATTTGATCTTTAAGCCGTTCAATCACCAAGAAGATAATTGAACCCTTCCCCACTGATTTGTTCCAGTGGCAGCATATAAATAAGTTCCAGAAAAAGCTATTTCTCCAATTTTTCCGCTTGCAGTTGCAACTTGAGGAGTTTGAACAAGTTTTATAAAACTACCAGTTGAACCCGTAGATACAAATTGTCCTGTTTGACTATTTTTTACATATCGTAGATCAAAAATACCACTTAATTCTTCATAAGGAAGAATAGTTTTCCATAAACCAGATTTCAACAAATACAGATTCTGTCCAGAATTACCAGTTTGGAAAATTAAATTTCCATCTCTTCCAGGCACATTGATTGGAGTTAACTCTGGATTTCTACCACTAAATACATTTCCAGTTCTTTGTTCAAAAGACAAAGCTGGAGGTACGCCATTTTCGAAAGTAAAAATTTGTGGTTCTGTAAAAATATAGGCAAATAACCCATTGTTATAATAAGTTAAGCCAGTGTCAAAACAATCAAATGGCACAAACTTATAAATAATACCAGTATTTGATGGAACTTCGTAAAAGAATACTTGTACATCCTGTGTTGCTTTATTTTCTAAAAATGTAGTCCTTTTAAGAAAGGAGAATCCACTTAATGAGTCTGGCCTTTGTCCAGAAAGGCTTCCAGTATAAATATCTACTCCTCTTGTTTGATAATAAGAGCCAAAATTCTGATCAAAATTAATTGTAAAAATAGCTTCATTTTTTAAAGGATTATTTAAAATTGAATTAACTCCAGACAATTCTTTAATTAAAACAGTAGAGTTATCTGGTGGAGTTGTTCCAAAAACAATCTCATTTGAGCCAGTAGATGCAACAAATAAGGTTGGATAACCTGTGGGTTGCTCTAATCCATCAATATATGCAATATATTTATTAGTTAAAACACCAGTTGCTCCAGTTTCTTCTATGATATTTATTGTAATATCACCAGTGGCTAATCCAATTTGTTGTCCACTTGGAATTGAAATGAAATTGACTAACGGAGGTGAATTTGAAAAATTAATTACATAATTTCCAGTATTAACTAATCCTAAATTTGCACCTCCAGTAAATACTGAATAATAATTTCCGCTATCTATAAATCCAGTAATACTAAAGCCAGAAACGTCGCCAGTAGAATTATAAGACCAAGAATTTATTGTTGATAATCCAGAAATAAAACCAGTTGTGAATGATTGATCTCTGCCAGTAATTTCAAATTTATTAATCCCAGTTGTTCCATTCAAACCGCTAAACAATCCTTCAAAACCAGAATACTCAATTCCAGTTAAATTAAAAAATTGTCCGCTAAAATTGCCGCCACTAATGCCAGTATAGCCACTAATACCACTTGCTCCAGAAACATCACTTAATCTATACAGACCGCTAAAATAAGTTCTATTAAATCCACTATACGTCCATTCAGTAATAGGAAAATCAATTAAGCCAGTTATTTGCGTAGTAAAATAATCTTGAACCGTTACAGATTCAATTCTAGATGGCGGATGCCAAAGCTGCGTCTCAACAGAGTTTTTTGCAAATCCAAATGGGCTTTTATTAAAAAAAGAAAAAAGCAGCATGTACTCTCTTTCTCCATTTGGATCATATTTTGGTCCGACAAAAATTTCCTTATTTTGTTCCTTCGTAAAAGTATATGATAGATTTAAATTTCCACTAAAGAAATCTTCTCTAACTAAAACAGAATCCCTATCATAGGCTGAAATAGTTGTAAAGAACTCTTGATTATTTAAGTTTTCAATGTCTTTTTCTGATTGTAGTTTAAAACCATAAACATCTTCATAGGTAAAATTAATCGGCAAATCAATACAATTTGATATTAACGATGCTTGTCCAGTTCCTGCTGAAAATGGGGCTGGTGTAAATCCTGTTGTCTGCTCACAGTCAGGATAATCATCGTTCGATGAACCATCATCGCAACAATAGCATGTTTCTCTTTCTCCTGCATTACTAAAACCTTCTGGCACAGTAAATCTTTTAGGTCGCCCATAACCTAAATTTACTCTACATAGACCAACTTCATCGCATGTCCACTCAGGGAGTGGGCAATATTCTTGAGGATCAGGTATTCCATAGCTAAATTGCACAAGTTGTCTTGGCGTGCCATCTGTATAATAATATACAGGCCCATTGGCACCAACTTCACCAAAAGGATTTCCTTGGCAATATGCGCCTCCAGTACAATCAACAGGATTAGTATAATAACGTCCATTATTCTGCCATAAATTAACGTAAGAAAGACCAGTACAATCTACTCTCCAAGTTTCGCTTTGACATGGTGTGCAAGTTGTTGTTGTCGTTGTTGTCGTTGTACAAAAATCTCCTATAAATGCAGGAGAGCCATTTACAAATTCTACACGTTCCCTTGGTGGTGCAATGTTTGTATAATAAGTCACAGTTCCATTTGCGCCTACACGGTCAAAAGGTTCTCCTTGGCAATTTGAACCTCCAGTACAACCAACAGCATTAGTATAATAGCGCCCATCAACGCTGTTCTGCCATAAATTAATGGAAGCATCACCAGTACAACCTAATCTCCAAGTTTCGCTTTGACATGGTGCGCAAGTTGTTGTGCATTCTTCTTGAGGGTCAGGAATTCCATTTGTAAATTCTACCCGTATTCTTGGCGAATGGTCTGTGTAATAACTCGCATTAACTAAACCTTCAGTAATTTCTGCACAACAATCACCAGAAGCAATATAAAAAACTCCATTACTCTGCCATAATTCAAGAGAACCAGCACCTTCACAATCGTATTTCCAACTTTCGCTGTAGCATGGGCATGCAGTTGTGGTAGTAGTAGTAGTTGTGGTAGTAGTAGTAGTTGTCGGAGTACTAGTAGTCGTTGTCGTAGTACTAGTAGTTGTTGTCGTTTCTTCTGGCATATAATTAATTATTAATTGTTTATCGTTACTGAGTCAACAATTAAATTTGTTCTTACGGGAGCATCATAAGAATAAACTTTAAAACCACCAACTGCTGTTGGAGAAATTGGATTTGGATAAATACCAGTTGTTTTAGCAGTAACTTTTATAGTGTATCTTCCGATTTCAGCTTCATCTTCGAATACAATATAGTTGTTTTGAGTTGTCGTTTTTTTACTTTTATAAGTTGGAGAAATTAATTCTACATTATATAAATTAGCCCCATCAACAGATGTCCATCGTCCAGAAATATCTATAAAGTCATTTTCTCTATCATAATTACCCGTAGTGAATTCCAAAATGCTTGGATATGATAGGTCATATCTGTATTTATTTTGCAACAAATCACTGTTTCCTTCGGAGACTTGGGTATTTCTTGAGCTTGGAAATGAATTATAAAAGTCTTGTAATAATCCAGTTTCTCCTTTTTCGATTTCAGCAAATTTACCTGTATCAAATTTTACTGCGGTCACTTCGTATTCGTTTAAATTTAATTCTTTAATCGAATTTATTTTATAAATTTCTTGTTTTGTATTAGCTAGAGTTATAGAACACGGAACACCGTTTGAAATTTGAGACATCAAAGGGAACCCGCTACAACCAGTATTAATGAAAAAAGCTGAACCATATTCAAGAGATGGAGAAGTATTTGCAAGCATTAATCCTGTAGCTTGCAAAGTGACTCTCATCGGAGCATCTGTTTTATAGATTTCTCTTATATTAATTTTTGATGTGCTTTTAGCTAAATCATAAAAATCTTCAGATTGAGGCTTGCCAGTAGGAATTAAAACAGATATTTCTCCAGTTAACCCAGATGGATTAAAGTCTTGCGAAGACAATGAAATGTTTGTATAAATAGAATTGGATACTAAATCAGTATACAAAACTCTTCCGACATGATTCTTTAAAGTTTTTACTTCATCGTTGATTGCAATTAAATCTCCTGGCCTACATAGCAAAGTTTCAAGCGAAGATATAAATACAACGCTTTGATCTTCATTGATAGAAGAATAAATAATGTGCTCTCCAATTCTTTTTGCATGTGCGCGACTAGAAACTCCAAAAGTGTCGGCTGTTGTTCTTAAAATTCCCCTATTTTTAATATCGTCAGGGTCTTCTACATATTCAATTTTTTTCTTGAACAAGTCTTCTCTATCCAAAAACGATACTTCAATAACATTGTATTGCAAATCTCTTCTGTCATTGGAATAAGAAAACACACCATCTTTAACATTTGAGTTGTTAAAAAATGACATGACTGGCTTTAACCTATCGTTCGTAAAGTTAATTTCTGAATTAGAATAGAAAAGGTTTCCTCTAAAAGAAGAGATAATAGACTTTACCATGTCAAAGACATTTGTTTTGTCAGCTATCACTCCATTAAATGCATATCTAGGCTCTAATCCACCATCGTTAGCGATAACCCCTTGGAAAAGTCCATTTTCGTCAACAGCATCGCAAAATCTTCCGATTTTATATAGTTCCCAATAATTTATTTGATTTGGTTCGATGAAATTACCCAAACCATATCTTCTGTTAATTAACAGATCAAAAGTGATCCAAGCTGGATTGTCTGTCCAAGATAATTTAAAGGTACCATCCCAATTTCCTTTGTAAATTATTTTTTTATTGTTAGTCGATGGTAGAGAATTAAAATAGCCAAGATTTTTTCCTAAAATATATCTTTTATCTGTGCCATTTGAATTTAATGGGAAATAGTTGCTTGGTACGAAAACCTTTTTAAATCTTGCATCATAACTCCTTGGAGGAATTTCATTCAAGCTTCTTGAATCCAATTTTAAACCACAAATCGTTGAAAAAGGATATGAAAACGGAATATTGATAATTTCAGTAATTTTTTCCAAGTATATTTCTCTCTTGATTAGAGAGGAATAAGTTTCAGCCGTTGATCTCCAAACTCTAACAAATCTTACGCGATCAGATTGTGCTTGAGGCAACTCAATTGGTTTTGCTACATTTTCAGTACCCAAGATGAATCTACTATACTCTCTTATAGCGTTATTATTTTCTTCTCTACCAATATCTATTTTTACAGCCGAATCAATTAAACCTTTGATCTGATACTCTCTAGAAGAGATTAATTCTTCCGAACCATCTTTATTTTGAAACCCTGTTTCGATTCTTACTCTAATTAAAGAAGGCAATAAAGTGCCAGCTTCTACTGATTGATTTGCTCCATCATTCTTAATCAAAGTAATATCCCTATGAGCCATGTCTCTTAACACAGTAACATTAAGCGTAATATAAACTTGAGAAACATTTGGATTTAAAACAGCATGAGTAATTGAAGAAGCTGGTTCAGCCGAATATTTAACATATTGATCGTTCCAAGCAGTATAACTTTCAACACTTGGCAAAAATCTTACATCATCACTACCATCAATTTTATATGACAAATCTAAACAAGCTCTTAAAATTCCTCCCCAAAAATACTTATCTAAATTAATATTTGTTACTTGAAATTGTTGATTATAGATGTAAATTGTTTTTGTATTTGTCGTTGGCTGTGTTGGCTGCGGCGCAGAAGCAACGATAATATCTGTATCAATGTCTTTAATAAAAACAGTATCAGAAGATAAAATATCTATTGTAGTAGTAGCTGATTGAGAGGTAGTTGCTTTATTATTTCGGCGGTTTGTTGTATTAGTAATTGAAATTGTTCTTTTAAAACAAGATGTTGCTCGGTCAAAAATAATTAAATATTCAGCATTTGGTCCGCCATTAGAGTCAGTAAAAATATAGGTTAAAATATTTTGAGTTTCAGATGTTGAATTTGACCAAGCTTGATAGTTAACTGAAGATGGGTTAGAAGATTTAGTAATCGACTTCAATCTGACACTACCAGTAGAATTTAAAATTTCGGATACAAAATTATCGAAACCTGATCCACCATTATATAGGCCGTTATGGTAAACGATGTATTGATTATACTCTCTTTTATTAATTAATTCGTCAACTTCATTAGTTAGAATTCCAGAAGAAGCATAAGCAGAGTTTGGAGAATATTGCGTGTATAATACACTCGTATCACTGTTAAATAGAGTTAATACTGGCCTACCCCTGATAAAGGCTCCCCTTAGTTTTGAACTGTATCTCTGATCGAGGTAAGTTTTATTAAATAAACTTAATGGTTTTTGTAGCTCTTCTCCATTTCTCAATTCGATTGTGGCATTAGCATAATTATATTTAGAAAATGGCTTGATAAGTTTAATTTTATTTAAATGTTCAATAACCGCTTCAACTCCATTCTGAAGAATATAATCATCTTTTTGGTACAAGAAAATATAAACGCTTCCATTAATTCCGACTCCATTAATTCCGAATCCTGCATTTGAATTATAAAAATAAGCCAAATTAATTTTTTGAGGAGGGCTTTTCCAAGCTCTTCCTTGTAATTCGGTTCCTTCAAGAGGGTTATATATTTGATTTCTCAAATCAGAATCTAAATAAATAAAATCATCCATACTGTAATATGGATAGTCTGATCTTATTATATTTAACGAAAGCTTTAAAGCTATAAACGGATACTGATCAGCTCTTAATTCTGGGCTAAATGGAAGCAGATATGCTTCAACTTCTTTAGAATTCGAATAATTAAATTTAGAATTCAATAATCTTAACTGTTTAAAAAATGCACTACTTGTATCAAAAGAAGAAGTATTATAAGCAGATTTGACAGAGAGAATATCATTAAATATTGAATTAGCGATTTCAGTTTTGCCTTTTATAACTGTGGCAGTTAAACTTCCTCCATCAACAGATTTTGAAATTTGCCACCCATTTAACGATGAAATTGAGGTTTCGATAAAATATTCTTTTGAAAAATAACCTTTTAAATAAAATTTTTGTTTAAAAGCATCTTTGATAAAGTTCAAATCAATTTCTGCCACAGTAGAAGCATCAATATCAACAGGTTGCCTGACTGCAACATCGTTGACATAAACACTTTCGAAGAGCCTTGTATCTTCAACATAATCCCCTCTTTCGCTAACAAAACCATCAATTTCTCCGTCTGAAATCAAGTCAATATTTTCAATATATTCGTATGAAGATATAGCTTGTAAATCTCCAAGCTTCGGCGGCTTTAATGTTGGCGGCGGAGGAGGTGGAGGCGAACCACCACCACCACCACCTCCAGCACCAGCAATCTTGTGAAAATATTTTTTAATATAATGATTCATGCAATATTAGCTAGTTGTAGTGACAGATGCCAAATTAGATTCTGTGGCATCAATAACTGCGGTTTGATTGTTGGATTTTTTATTTGTTGAATTAATAAATTCGTCTGTAAGAGTGAGCGAAAGAGGGAAACTTTTAACAGTATTTTGAATAACATACGATCCTACCCTCAGTCTTCCATAAGCAAGAGGAACTGGGTTTCCTTGTTCAGTGATGTTTTCTCGATTACTAAATGCTAAAGATTTATTAGAAGCTGATGAAGTTGCTTCTGCTCCAGGTATGGATGGATATTGCTGTTTGGAAGCTTGAATATATGAATAAACTGCAAAAGCAATTGAAACAACCAAGCTAACTATAGCTATAGCTGTCCCCAAGCCACTTCCAATAATTACTGGCATAAAATCTATCTTCTTGATTTTCTTTTCGAAAAAAATATTTTGGTTTTTTAGCCAACAATTGTCAGCTACAATAGTATAAACAATTTTTTTATTTAATAAATCTTTAACATCTTTACCAAAGTTTTCATAATTAGCTTCAAATGCACGCAATAAATCTTTCGGTTCTTTAATTACAAATTTATGGAACTTTCCATATTTCTTGCCTAAGATTCCATGTAAATGCACTTCTGTCATAAATATTTTTTAACCTTCTTTAGTATCTTTACATTTACTTCGCACTCTTTTGGCTCGTAAAAAGCGAATTTATCAGTTTTTAAAGAATAAACCATTGAGGGCACACAAAGAGCTTCTGCATTAGCAATATCCAAATCAGAAAAGCTTTCATCTCCTTCTTGATGCGAATGAAAAATACATATCAATTCATTTTGATTTTGAAATCTCAAAAAATCTATTGGATCGACACAAAAAAAACTATTTGGTTCTGGCGATCTATTTTGCATAAACTCAGCTACAAAATAATTTTTATTTTTTCCAATAATTGCACAGCACTCAATATGAAAATATCTTTGGCAAATTTGCTTTAAGAAATTTAAAATTTCATTTAAGTCTTTACTTTTTAAAGAATGTTTGTCCATAATCGTATTTATCTGTTGCTGGAAATCCTCCAAATGGTAAGTAGTAAGAAGCTGGGTCACCATTAATGGTGCTTGGGACAATATTTTGAACTTGACTGGTTTGGTTTAAAAAAGAGCCTCTAATTCCACTATAATTAATGGAAGAATTAGCAAATCTTTTACGACAAGCTCCTATTGTTTTTGCACATCCATCTTTTTGCCAAGGAGCGTCATCTAAATTTGGCGCATTATTTTCTGACGCTAAATGAGGACTTGTACAAATATACCATGTTCTAAACGGGTCTTTATCAGTATTAATAAAAACAATTGCACCAGGGAAATAGTATTTTCCGTATTGCCATTCATTTAATGAGCTTTGAAAATCAAACTCGCCAGTTGGTATGTAAGTAAATTGAGCGTCATTTTCTTGAGAGACGGGAGGCCCAAAATAATTACATCCTATTCCTCTGTATTGCCAATAACAATATCTGCCCAAAACTAACCTTCCAGGGATGAAGAAATTTTCTAAATCAAATGGCGCTGTTAACTCAAACTCTACCAAAGACTTATTCTCTTGTAGTTTTTGAGAGATAATATATAAATCGCGTGAAATTTCAGCAGTTGGATCGGCAACGCCAAATGGATTAACGGCTCCTTCAAAATTAATATCATCAATATATTTAATGAAAATTTTGATTCTCTCTATTTTTGCATTTCTAAAATCATTTTTTCTACGCAAAACACTACTTACTACTAAATTATTATTACTGATTCTTATTTTTGGACGAGATAACCTATTAAAAATGTTTGTCTCAAAATCTTCAACTTCAACAGCAATTGGCAAATATCCTATTCCATTAAGAATAATGTTTGCAGTCAATCCGTTTGAACAAGGATGAAAAGGCAAGTATGAATCTGGTTCATTTAACGTATCATAATAGAGTCTATAAAACTCCAAGATTGCTGTTGGTTCCAAATCAATTAAATCTTTCGAAACTTTATTGTTAATTGGCATGGTTAAAAATAATAATACTTTAAACTATAAATTACACAAATTTTTAGGAGAAAGCCATATTTACGAACAGCTATATGAACTATATGTTGACTTTTCATTGCGTTCAGTTCCTCTCCCAACAAAAGAAATAACTTTTTCTGGAAGGTTTGAGGAAATGAAAAAACATTTTGACTTTCTAGCTAAAAATACTATCATTATGTATGCAGTAGTTAATAATGAAATTTCTGGCTTTGTCGCGTTTGGCTCTGATTTTTCGCATATCGACATTCCAGAAAATTTTAAAAACCTAATCGAAGAAAAAAAAGAACAGATTCGCGAACTTTCTTTTGGCGCTTCATTGCCAAATAAAATCTTTTTAGCTCAAAAAATTGTTAGAGATTCAATTCAATTTATCAAAAAGGAATATAATATTAATTATATAATAGGAACTGTTGTAAGAGAAAAAAAGAAAGATAAATTTATGCTAGCAATAAAGCGCATATTTAAATTCAGCGTAATTAATAATTTTACATTTCATGAAATATCGTAATCGCTTTGACAGAACAGGAGAGTGTTCTGAGAAAGGGCATGATGCAGAAACTCTATTTATTTCAATCGCGGAAAAACAAGGTTGGAAAGCTGTCAAAGCAGATCGTAAGCAGCAACTCTCTCACATTGATGTCTTCCTCTCAAAAGAGGGCTATCCAATTTACTCAATAGACATCAAAGCTAGAAAAAAAATCAAAAGAAGTGATTCTGAGACAAGCGATGATTTAATTTGGGTTGAGTTTTTAAATGTCGCAGGCAATGCTGGATGGTTAATTGGGGCCGCAGAATTCATTGCTTTTGAAAGAGAGAATGATTTTATCATGGTTAATCGCTCTGCCCTATGGAAGCTTTGCCTCAAGTTAGTTGACCAAAATAACCGTGTAGATTCGTCAAAAAACGCTCTCTATAAGATATATCAACGCAAGGATCGCAAAGACGAGATTTCAATCATCAAGTTCTCTGATATTTTTGATAACTTAAAATTTAAAGTTTGGCCAAAATGCTAGAGTTTACTCCATGTAGTCATAAATGGATTTGGAGCGTAATTTTTATTCGTATTCCTAAAAACGCAAGCACTTCCATTTATTCTCATCTTGGTGATTTTAACTTAATCAAGAAGCATGAAAAATTTTTTAATGACGCTCTATTTAGAAATAAACTTTATAAAAAACGCTTTTCTCCAACGCATGCCAAACCAAATGAAATTTATGGTATTTTTGGCAATTTAGTTAAAAATTATATGTCATTTGCTGTTGTGAGAAATCCTTTTGATCGAGCAGTGTCCATGTTTCAATTTGCCAAAGAAAATGAGCTTGGAGATTTATACAATCATTCTAGCGATATTTCTTTTGAAGATTTTTGCGAAATTATGGAAGAAAATCATGCGAATAACACAAAAGACTTTATTGGCATTCATCAACAAGTTGAATGGCTCAACGGAGTATTTCAGCCAAACTTTATTTTGCGTTTTGAAAATCTTAAAAATGATTTTAAAGAAATGCTTGATGCTTGCGAAATAAAACACATCACTGCTGATATTCCTCACGAAAATTCAAGCAAAAGATCAGATTATAAAGATTATTACAATTCGAACACGAAAAAGATAATTGAAAAAATTTTTAAAAAAGACATTGACACTTTCAAATATCTATATTAAAATAATAAATGACTGGAAAAATTAAAATAATTGGGGCAAACAACAAATCCCACTTGGATTGGATGGAAAAAGAATTCGAAAATTGCAGCATCTCTTTTGATGGAAACACCCTGCATTATGTGAAAGTTCCTGATCGCGGAGAATTTCCATTTGAAATTTACAAGACGCTCTTGATTGAGGATCGCTTTATCATTGAAGGCTACGCTCATATTGATGATTCTTTGGGCCGTTTAGCAATTGAATTCTTTCCTCAATGAAATACTTAATCATTGATTCTCACAAGGGTTCAATAAAAGAACCTCAAAACTTGCACTGGTTAAACGCCAAAAAGATCAAAGACTTCTTGATTCAAAGTGGTCATGAGGCAGACCTCATCTGGAGCTACCCAACAGTTAATGACAGCATTAAAAGTGGCTATGATCGAATCATCTTCAATCATGCAAGTCACTACTCTTATGTTGACTATGCTTGGCTAAAGGCTAGCCCAGAAGCAAAAATCTTTTATATTTCTAACGAATATAATTTAGGAGAACCAAGAGCACTCTGGATTGGAATTAAAGAAGGTCGCCGCTATGAGGTTATCTCTAATCATGGGCCAAGTATTTCAAAAATCGTTGAAAAATACTTGAATGGTTGGAATTTTGTCAATCTTAACTCTTTGATTTTCAATCCAAAAGAAATAATTGCCGAAAAGCAAGGTTGCATTTATTACGGTTCTTTTCGTAAAAATCGTGAACCGTCCTTTCGTAAATACTTAAAGGGCAAAGTAACCATTTCAACACATCAAAAAAATCGTGAAAAATTTAACACAATTGGAGTCAGCGGGCCATTTATTGACCGCATCAACTGGTCAAAAGAAGGACTCTCTAATTTCCAGACTAGCCTCTACATTGAGGATGAAATTAACCACCACAACTATAATGGTTTGGCTAACCGATTCTACGAAGCTCTCAATTATAATGTTCTTACTCTATTCGACTATAGCTGTAAAAATACCATTTCCATGTCTGGTTATGACATACCTTCTTATTGCATCATTGATAATGAAAAAGAATTAGTTGGGAAAACCCAGTTCCTTCTTTCTGAAATTAAAAGCTATTGTCTAAACAGTTGGAAAGAAAAAGCGCTAGAAGAATCAAAAGAAGCCTTGACAAAAATCCTTACTATTGTAGAATAATAAGCACCACAGTAAACACAAACAAAAACAAATAAATAAAAAAATCCCTATGAGCAATACTCTTGCCAAGGCAATTGAAAAAAGCAAGCCAGAACAGATTGACCTCTGTTGGGCAGTCTTAAAGTATAAGGAAATCGGCGTTCTTCGAAAGATCAAAGCTCTCTGTTCAGCATTTGGCTTGAACTTGGAGCAGGTAACTTCCGAGCTACCAAAAGACGAGAATGAACGCATCATTGACTGGGAAACTCGTCACATGATTCACGATTCCCTTATCAAAATGAGCACAAGCAACAAGCAATAACGAACAATAACATGCAAAAGAAATCAGGTATTAAGTGGTATTCAGTTTATAATCAAAAAGGCGAGCATCAAGCTTCCTACGATCAGTATTTCGCTGATGCGTATGTTTGGGCTATGGATTGCGCTAAGCACATTGGCGGCTACATCTGTGAGTGTGAGGCTGGTCAAGAGGAAAAGACTATTTTTAACGCGCTTAAAAAGCATTCGTGAAAATACTGGATGCAATTCCTTTGTTATTGCAGCTTGGGGTCGAATACCTCAAGCTGCGTAATAAATCTTTTCTTTTTGATGTTCTAGAGAAGTTTGACTCTAGAATTGATAAACTCTCAAGCGAGAGAGACAAGGTAAGAAACATTCCAAACTCGCAAGCTCAAAAGAAAGCTGACAATCTAAACGAAGAAATTATTGAAGAGCAGCAAAAAATGCACTCTTTCTTAACAGATTTCAAAAAATGAAAAAGTTAACTATTATTCTACTTGCTTGTGGCTGTTGCCAGACAAAACCCATTCCCGATAGGGAATTTAATCAGCAACCTCCAGAATTATTTTTGCCCCCAAAGTCTGTTGTGATTACAACAGAAGGCAAATACGTCAGCGGAGATGTCACAGAAATCTGGCATTCTCACAAAAAATACTCTGTTCTTCAAGACGAGATTTCTAAATTTAGACCACACAATTCCAATCAATGAGCGAATTCAAAGAACAAGAGCTTTCCGATTGGGCGAACAGCCAAGGTTGGAATGATTTTTTTACTCAATTTAATGAGTATCTAAGATCATTAGCTTACTCTTATAAGCTGCCTTCACAGGACGTTGATGACGTTGTGCAAGAAGTGTTTGTTTCAATGGCAAACTACTTCAAAGAAAACAAGTTCGACTCTGCCAAAGGCAAGATTCATTCTTGGGTAACAACATTCGCCAAGTGGCGCATGGTGGACATTATTCGTCGCAATCAAAGAAAAAACAAGCGAATCACCAGCGGCGATGATCTTTTGATGGAAATGCAGCCTGATGAAAAACAGGATTTTGATGCTTCGCAAGAAAAATCTTATCAGAGAGAGCTTCTCATGCAAGCTTTTGAAAATCTAGGCAGAGATCATAAAAGCAAAGACTATATGATTTTTAATGATTTGTACTTTAATGATTTAAAAAATGAAAATCTAATGCTTAAATACAAGATCAATTCTAGCGCTATTTATATTGCCAAACATAGAATTATTAAAAAAATCAAAGAAGAAATTAATCATATTCTTTGCTCGCAGCCCAATTATTAAATCTTGTCTTGACAAGGAGCAGCAGAGTGGTATTGTAAACCATGAACCTATCACTTTGCTGCATCTCAAAAACACTGTCTGACAACGGACAGAATTTTCGCTCCATGACTTAC